GAGGTTCTTTAGGGTTCCATCTCATTAATCTAATTAAATAGAGCAACGGGAGCAATTCTTTTAAGCAATGGGGCACCAATCAAATAGCCAAAATTAAAATCATCGCCTGCAGCTTGATAGAAAACCATTGGTTTAGATTGATTGCTTGCATTAGCCAAAGAGTTAAAATAAACAAAGAATCTCATACAATAGTCATCAGCTTGGGGAAGAGTGGTTCCATTTGAAATAACTTGAATTGGTGTAGAAGAGAAAAATGGAGCTGAAACTTCACAAATCTTATTGTTAACACCGTCAACAAAATGTGCGAAACGACCACTAGTATCAAAACTCACATTAGGTGGTTCAGTTGACAACAAAATTCTAGGTGGATTCACAGCACCATTAACTCTAACTTGAGCACCAAGATATCCCTGAACAGCAAAATTCATAATTGTACTATCCCCAGTACTACCATTACCAAGAACAGCCTTGTATCTACGACTACCTCTATAAAACCTATAAATCTTAGAAATATATTCAATAGGAGAAAGAGTGTTGGTATAAGAACCAACAACTGTAGAACCAGAATACAAATTGATTGGAAAATCATAAACTGAAGATTGAGGTGCAAGAGTACCAAAATAAGCAGGATCAAAAACAACAGTGCTAGGAGTGATACTATTTGCTGTTCCAGCTTTATAAGCAATTGGAGTAAACCTCTTAATCAAAACTCTAAGATTATCAATCTTTTCACCCATAGTCAACATATGTGAGTTTCCAAAAGCATTTGGAGCACCAAAAATTCGTGTAAACTCAGTACCATCAAGTTGACCAAGATGCATAGAAGCATCAGTGATATTTTGAAAAGCTTGAGCTTCGATCTCAAGATCCTCATTAGAATCATCATCATCATTCTCTGTCACATTTTCTCCAATTTCTTCAGAAAGAATATCTTCATCAGATTCTTCAAGTTCTCTCTTAATCCGATAAAGAATTTCATTCTCAGTTTGTTCTTCCTCAAGTTCTGGTTCTTCAATTTCCTCAACTGCTTCTCGTTTGGAACGAATAAATCGTGGTTGTTCAAAAGTAAGAGCTGAAGAACAAGGTCTGAATGAAGAAAAATTTGGAACAGAAAATTCAATATCATCACTAGCAGAAATCCAAGTCAGAATCTCAACAGTATTGGAAGCTTGACCAGCTGCACGAAGTTGATTTAATACTTCAATTTGAAGTACACCAGTGCAAAAATTCAAGTTATTGCTACCAACCACAGCAGAAACTGCAGTACTAGGACCATAAGGGTTGGAATTATTCTGATCAAACAAATCAGAAATCAACCATGGCTTAGTACTCACATATGGGATTTCAATATCAATTTCTGAAGAAACTGATAGATCCAAAATCCATGAATAAGCATTATCTGCTGGATAAGTAGCTCCAGTTGTGAGAGCTGCAGGGTGATAAGAGATTCTAAGTCTTCCCGTGTGAAAACCTGTTTTAGCCACTGAGATTCTATATCTAAGTCCACCATGCCAAAATTTAAACATTGAAGCAAGATAAGCGAGAAGTGTAGGTTGATAAGCTTGACCCACAATAGTAGCAATACCGGGAGATACAAAAACTGAAAAGATTTTACCAGTTGAAGTAGTAGTCCAAGAATCAGTGCGCAAATAACAGGATTTCTTCGCAATAAAAGAAATATTAAGTTCATCAATAGATGAACTAAAAATACCAGGTTCAACACCAATAGAATTATCAGGAATAACACCAAGGGAAACAGAACCATCAAAGTCTTCACCATGGGTGAAACCTTTGGCAGGAATATTGTAAAACGGATTAGGTTTGGCAACGTCTGTTGGTTTTGAATATCCTGCAGATACAATACTCCCAATTCTCGAAACCCATGAAAGTGGAGCTACAAGAGAAGAGAGCATTGGAATCTTTGATGCAGCTTTTAACATACCAAAAGTATTTGAAACCAATCCACTAACAGCTTGCTGTTCTCCTTCAGACATTTGTGCCCTAGGATAATTTCTATACCATTCATCTTCATCTTTGTTATCACTCTGTGCAAAAGCGTAATAACTAGTTCCTGCAAATGTAATACCATAATTACCAAAAGCAGAAGTATTACTTGTGTAAGAGTTAGGCAAAAGACCACTAACAACTCCATTAGAGACCCTAGGGTTATTTGAAGTAGTAGTATAAGTAAGAAGTGAGAGTGGTGGAAAAATATAAATATTTGAACCTGGAAAATCAAAACAAGTAACATAATCACTTGAAGTTGTCGGAACATTAACATTTGCAACAAATGTATTGGGTAAAGAACAAGTTGTAGCGGTATAAATAGCTCCTGCACCTAGTGTCAAATAAATTGGCAAAGTCGAATTGAGAGGCACTTTCCAAGACATAATTTTTGAAGTCACAGTAGTACCAGAAGAAGGATAATCAAAATCAATCTGATTAGTACCAGATAGACCATAAACTAAACCACCTGAAAGTCCCAAATTTGTTGTAACCACATAATACCTACCAGGGTTTGTACCTTGTGCATTCACCTTAACAGATGTACCTGCTGGCAACACAATAAGATTTCCATCAGTTCCAGAAAGAACAACAATGGCGTTCTTAAGTGTACCAAAAACAGTTCCATTTGTCAAAAGTGAACCTTCAGTAGTCAAACCAGTAATAGTAGTGTCATTATAACTAATAGGAAGTTCCGTATTAAGGGAGAAATAAGGTGAAGGGATAATGTTCCTATCAGCTCCAGTAGGAAGTTGAAGATCAATATTTTCAAACCATGCAAAAACAGAAAGACTAGCATCTGTAATTGTAAGAGGGGACAAAACTGTAAGGAATAAGTCACCCATAGTACCTTCACCAGAAACAAGATTATAATGTGACTGAGGTGCACAATAAGGAATAGAAAATTCTACAGGAACTCCTGAAGCAACATCAAGTTCAACACCAGGATAACCTGTTTTTGCAGCAAGATTATTTGCAGAGAATTGAGTTCCTGAAGCAAGTTCATAAGGTGAAAACCAAATCCAAAGTTTACCCTGAGAAAAAGCTTGTGCATTAACCATAATTCTAATCTTAACATTAGCCCTAAAATATGCAAAATTAGCAATCTTTTTAACTATATTAGGAGATTTATTAAGAATTGCATCAGGAAAGGAAAACACAGAATTACTAACAGAAGCAGTTGGACGTGCATTTACTGCAGAAGAAGTACTCCAGATAGATGAAGAATCAGTTAAAAGAACAGGTCTTGAAAGAATATCAAGAATACCATGATTTCTACCTTCTTCAGCAAAAGACTTCCAACTAGAAACATTAGAAATTCCAGGTTTAGCTCCCGAAACAAGAGTGGAATCATCAGCAAAAGTAGTAATTTGCTGTTGTTCAATATTGCCCATAGGCATATCATTCATTTCACCAGTATTCATAGCAACCCAAAATGGTTTGAAAACCCCTAAGTGTCAGGTTAAACACCTAGTCAAAATTTGTCGGATCAGTAGCCAATATTTTAGAACCCACACACTGATCAATAAAGAAAAATTTTCTCTGGTTCCATCACGTTAACCAAATCTAAATTATTAAATTAATGAGATGACTTGAGACCGGGCTTTGCTGCTTAGATTTTAACGACAATTTAATCTAAGCCCCTAGCTCAAGATTAGGGTTTTCCATCATCATACCATAAGACTCTTCAAATTTTGAGATGTATTCGGCATAAGTCAGGATTTGGGGTTGGGTTTGCATGGATTGAAGGCAAGCCTTCTTAATAAGTGCAACACTTTTATTAAAAACTTCTCTTCCATGCAAAGAGAGTTCCATTGCAGATGTTTGACAATTTGTTGCACAAGCTTCTTCAACGTCAAGTTCACCACGAATCCAATTTACCATCTCCATACAAACACCATATTCAAGTGGAGCAGTGTAACATTGTCTTTCTTCATCCCACCTAAACTTGCGTTTGAGAAAGGAGACTTCCTCAAGTGTTCTGAAAGGTTTGGCATTAGCAGCAGAACTCTTCAATTCATCAGTATATTCCATTCCAATAGTCTCAAAAACTTCACTCATTGTATTCTGATTATACCATTCAAAAACCTCATCACTGATATTAAGAACATTGTCATCTCCGTAAGAAATCATAGAAACATTGTCGGTGAAATCCTTCATGGTGACAACTTTTCCAACTTTTCTCGCACAAAGAACAAAAACAATGCGACAAACAACAGAATTGTAAAGTGAATTAAGAATAGCAGTGAGTGGATGTCCAGAAGGATGTCCATGAGTCCAGAAGTAAATGTTATCGCCCTCAATATGAACAGAATTAATCAATTCCTTCCACATAATGTTGCGAATTTGCATATTAATTTCACCGTCATCATACCATTCATTAATCAATTTTCCAATTTCAGCAAGAATCTGAAGAAGGAGAGTACCATCAAAGTTACCAAAATCACCAGCAACAACCTTGGTACCCTTCTTTTTCAAATGCTTAGCAAGATGAGTCCAATCATATGAATAAGGATTGATTCCAACAGCAATTTCATTATCAATACGATTCTCAGCAACATGGGCACAAAATCCAAGAAAGTATTTTCTGAAAGCAACAA